AGGCTCTCTCTGCGAAGAAGAGGAAGATCGAGGAGGATCCCGCCGAGAGGTCCCGCGTCGCGGCGGATCCGATCGAGATCCCCCCGAGGCTCCTCACGCCGAGTTGGGGGGCAAGGACTTACGGCCCTCTCGTGGCCGCCTGGGCGGCCGAGTACTTGAAGGTCGAGCTCTATCCGTGGCAGACCCTCGTCCTCGACCGGCTTCTGGAGCACGACGACGCCGGCGACTACCGGCACCGCTGGGGCCTGACCTCCACGGCACGTCAGAACGGGAAGACCGTCATCCTCTCCGCCCTGATCGGCTGGGCGATCACGGACGCCCGGAAGATACGCGGCGGCCCCCAGTCGATCCTCTCAGTCGCGCACGAGCTCCGCGCCGCCGAGGAGATCCACTACGTCCTCGCCCCCATCCTCGAGGACCGCTTCGACGCGGCGAAGACCTACTCGTCCTTTGGCCGGAAGGAAGTCCGGCTCACCGACGGCTCGATCTGGCGGATCGCCTCCGCCACGCCGGCCGCCGGCCACGGCCAGTCGAACGACCTCGTCGTCGTCGACGAGCTCTGGGACGTCGACTCGGAGATCCTTCACGCCGGCCTTCTCCCGACCCAGCGTGCTAGGCGCTCCCCGCTCGCCGCGTTCTTCTCCACGGCCGGCACCGAGAAGTCGACCGCGTTCCTCCGCTACCGGGAGCAGGGCCTCGACGTAATCGACCGAGGCGAACCGGCCCGCCTGATGATGGCCGAATGGTCCCCGCCGCCGAACGTCGACCTCTCCGACCGGAACTACTGGATCCAAGCGAACCCGGCGCTCGGCCACGGGAACCTCACGCTCCAGGACCTCGAGGACGAAGCCTCCGGCCCCGATCGAGCGAACTTCCTCCGCGCCTCCCTGAACCTCTGGATCTCGGCCGCCCAGGCGTGGCTCGACCCCGGCGAATGGGACGCGCTCGAGACCGACGACGACCCGCCACCGGCGACCGTTCTCGTCGTCGAGCAGTCCGTCGACGGCGAACGCTTCGTGGGCCTCTTCGCCGGCCCCGACGACGACGGCCGGATCCACGTCCGGACCGCGTTCGTCGAAGCCCGCGAGGTCGACGCCTGGGCTCGGATCCGTGAGCTCCTCCCGGCCGGCGGGATCCTTGCGATCACTCCGCCGCTCGAGATCCATTGTCCGCCGGAGTACGCGGACCGGAAGACGACCGTCGGCCACGGCGAGATCCTGAAGTGGACCGCGATCGTCCGCGGCATGATCCGCGACGGCCAGCTCCGCCACGGCGGCGAGATGATCCTCTCCGAGCACGTCGGCCGCGCCGTCGGCTACCGCCAGCGATCGGGGGCGATGGGCCTCTCGTCGGAGAAGTCGCCCGGCCCGATCGAGTTCGCCCGGTGCCTTGTCTGGGGTACGGCCCTCGCCTCGAGGGCGAAGTTCTCGACCCGACCGGCGATCGGCGGCGCTCGGAGGCGATAATCCTCGCGCTCTCTCTCTCCCGCTAATACCACACTCGCGGACTACATGCGTGTAATCTCCGCGACGTGGCACTCTTCCGCACGAAGAACAAGCCAGAAGCTCCTGTAGTGGCGGCAAGCACGGCGGCCGTCTCTACGGCGACCCTCGCCCTGCTCTCGGCCTCCGTCGGGGCAGGCCGAGAGCGGGCGATGCGGATACCGACGATCTCCCGCGCCCGAGATCTCCACGCCGGCCTCATCTCGACGACCCCGCTCCGCCACTACCGCCAAGAGTGGAACGGGACCGAGCTCGAAGAGCTTCCGCTTCCGCCCGAGTCCTGGATGCTCCGCCCGGACCGCCGGACCTCGCTCGCCCATACGCTCGCCTGGACGTTCGACGATCTCTACTTCTACGGCGTCGCCTACTGGCATATCGACGCCCGCTACTCGACCGGCTTCCCCTCGAGCATGAGCTGGATCCCGGCGACGACCGTGAACCTTCAGACCCCGCTCGAGGCCGGTAACTATCCGATCGGCGGGATCACCGGCTTCACCGTGTCCGGCGCCCCGGTCCCCGTCGAGGACGTGATCATCTTCTACTCGCCGATCTCGCCGCTCCTCGAGGTCGGCTCGAGGGCGATCGTGACCGCGGAACGGCTCGAGCAGGCCTCCCAACGGTTCTCGACGACCCCGACCGCGCTCGGCTACCTGAAGCAGACCTCAGGGGAACCGATGACCGACGACGAGCTCTCCGAACTCGCCGAGGCCTGGATCTCGCTCCGCGAAGAGTCCGCCGTGGCGGCCCTGAATCAATACACCGACTTCGTCGAGTCGAGCATGGATCCCTCGAAGCTCCAGCTCGTCGAGGCCCGCCAGCATCAGGCCCTTGAGCTCGCCCGCGTCGCAAACGTCTCCCCGTTCCTCGTCGGCGCCCCTAACTCGTCCGGCTTCACATACCAGAACGCCGAGCAGGCCCGCGCCCAGCTCGCCCAGGACGCCCTCCTCTACCTCGCCGCGATCGAGGAGACCCTCTCGTCCGACCAAGTGACCCCGCGCGGCCACGTCGTCCGATTCGACCGTTCGATCTTCCAGGAGACCGCCGGCGTACCGGGCGGCCCGACCCCAGCACCGGAAGGAGCTCCCGAGTGAGACTCGACCTCTCCCAACCGATCCACCTCGACGTCGAGGCCGCCGAAGGCGACGCCCCCCGTCGACTGATCTCAGGCGTCGCCGTCCCATACGGCCAGAACGCGAACGCCTCGACCGGCCCGGTCCGCTTCGAGAAGGGCGCCCTCTCCACCGATGGCCCCGCCCCGAAGCTGATCCGCGACCACAATCTCGCCCAGCCCATCGGGATCGTCCTCTCGAGGACCGATACCGAGGACGCGATGCTCTTCGTAGCCCGAATCTCGGAGACCGAGGCCGGTAACGAAGCCCTGACACTCGCCCAGGACGGCGTCCTCGACTCCGTCTCGGTCGGCGTCGAGGTCCAGGACTTCGGCTACGACGGCGACGTAATGGTCGTGAAGGCCGCCCGCTGGCGCGAGCTCTCGCTCGTCCCCTTCGGCGCGTTCGAGGCCGCCAAGATCCACGAAGTCGCCGCCACCGAGGCGACCTCGGAAGCCCCCGATCCAGAACCAACCCCAACCGATCCCGAGGAGGATCTCCCCATGTCAGACCAGACCCCAGAGGTCGAGGCCGCCCCCGCGGTCGAGGCCCAGACCCAGCCCCTCCACTTCTCGGCTCCCGCCACTCTCCCCTCGGCGGGCGAGTACGTCGCCGCGATGCTGAAGGGCAACCCGATCAAGGTCCAGGCCGCCACGAGCGACACTTCCGACGTTCCCGGCCTGATCCCGAACCCGCTCGTCGGCGAGATCTTCGACACGCTCGACGGCGCCCGTCCCATCTTCTCGGCCCTCGGCCCGCGTGCCATGCCCGCCGGCGACCCGTTCTACGCTCGGAAGGTCACCCAGCACTCGAGCGTCGGAATCCAGGCCGCCCAGCACGACCCGCTCTCCAGCCAGGCGTACCAAGTGAGCAAAGTTCAGGTCGATAAGGTCACCTTCGGGGGTTACCTCGATCTGTCCGAGCAGGAGGTTTTGTACTCGGACGCGAACGCGATCCAGCTCGTCATCGACGATATGGCCCGCGTGTACGCCGAGGAGACCGAGAAGTGGGTCGCGAATACGATCCTCTACGGGAACGCCTCCCTCGCCTCGGCGACCGTCACCGACTACACCGACGGCGACGAAGTCATCACCGACCTCTACGCCGCGGCCGCGGAGATCTACGCCAACTTCGGCCGGATGCCGACCCACCTCCTGATCAACTCGAGCGTCTGGGCTTCCATCGGCGCGGCGAAGGACTCCGGCGGTAATCGGATCTTCCCGTATCTCGGCCCCTCGAACGCCGCCGGCACCCTCAACGGCGCCGGAAGCCTCACCGGGAACCCGCTCGGCCTGTCCCTGATCGTCTCCGACGACTTCGGCGCGGCCGTGACCCCCGGCGAGCGTAAGGCTCTGATGCTCTCGGCCTCGTGCCTGAACATCTTCGAGGATGCTCGTGGGGCGCTTCGGGTGGAGCAGCCGGCTACTTTGTCGACCCGTCTCGCGTTCCGTGGATACGTTGCGGCCGCGAACTACGACATCTCGAACGGCTGTCTCGCCCTCTGAGCCTCCCCCCTCAGTAGGACCGCTCGCCCGCCGCTATGGCCACTATCACCTCCGCCTCCTGTACGGACGACGTCGTGAGTCTCACGCTCGACGACGCGACCGGACTAGTGGCGGGCGAGCACGTCTACGTCTACGGCACCGGCTACTCGAAGCTCGACGGCCGTCACACCCTCGTCGCGGTCGATCTCGGGACCGACGTCGTCACCTACAACGTCAACAACCAAGACAACATCGCCGCCTTCACGCCGGCCTCCGCCATCCTGACTTCCCAGGTGACATGGATCGACACCGACGACGCCGCCGAGTTCCTCGGCGAGACGCCAACCGGCGCTGACCTGACATGGCTCGAGTCGTGCGTGGACGCGGCGAACGAGTTCGGATGGCATCGCCGCGACGCCGCCGGCTATGACGACTCGCCGCTCTACGTCCCGAACGCCTCGGTCCGGCTCGGAACGATGCTCTACGCGGGCGCCCTCTACCGGGAGCGCGGCTCGGTCGACTCCTATCAGTCCTTCCAGGACATACCGATTACTGGCCCGGTCGGCTCTATGGGTCAGATTATGCGGCTCCTCGGTATCGGCCGGATGGCGGTCGGCTGATGCTCGCCGCCGAATACGACGCGCTCTGCTCCGAGCTCTCAGGCCTCGGCCTGAAGGTCTTCTCGAACGTCCAAGCGCTCCGCCCGGACGGCGTCGTCGTCGACCCGCCCTCGATCATCTCGATGAGCCCGGCGCTCGTCGAGTGCCAGTACAAGATCTCGTGCGTGACGTCGCCCCCCGGCGACTATCGCGCGGTAAAGGCCCTCCTAACGATGGCCGACGTGATCCTCGAAGGACTCACCTCGGCCTCGAGGATGACCGCCTCCGACGGTATCTACGCCGTCGGTAACCAAGAGCTCCCGACCTACCAGATCACCGCCACACTCACCTACCGGAGGAACCCCTAATGGCAACCATTCAGACCGGACGGACGCTCGACGTCTCGATCGACGGAACGGACTACTCGGCCCAGGTGGCCGAAGTGTCACTCGTGCCGAATGAGACGACCGAGCAGTACGTCACACTGACCGACACCGTCGCCGTGAAGCAACCGACGACCTTCCAACTCCAGCTCCGAGCCTTCCAGGATTGGGGCGAGGCCGGCTCCTTTTGCGACGCGATGTGGACCGCCGCCGCGGCCGGCGCCGCGATCTCCTTCTCCCTCGGAGTCGCCGGCGCTGGCACCTTCTCCGGCGACATTATTCCGAGCTTCCCGACCGCGGGCGGCCCGGCCGACGGAGCCCTCGAGGTCGAGTTCACGTTCGAGGTCACCGGCGACGTGACGAAGGCCTGATAGGGAGACGCCGTGGATCTCTCCCTGAAGGTCACCATGAGAACCGGCGAGAGCTGGACCGTGAAGACGGACCCGCTCTCGATCGTATGGTGGGAACGGATGCGGAAGACGAAGATCTCCGCACTCGCCGACGGCTCCGCCGGAGCCGAGGATCTCTACGCCCTCGCCTACTGCGCGACGAAGCGGTCCGACCGCTCGATCCCGCCGTTCGACGACTGGCTCGCGATGCTCGACACGGTCGACCCGCTCGGAGATGACACTCCGGACCCTACGCCCGCGGAAGCCTCGGCCGAATAGTGGCCGAGGTCTCCGCGGAGACCGGGATAGATCCACGAGCTCTCCTCGAGGACTCGGCGATGCTTCTCACCATCGTCGAGGTCCTCCAGGAACGCGCACGAGAAGCACGGAAGCGGAGATGAGCAGACTCAGAGTCGAGATCGACGACGGCGCCCTGAACGTCGACGTCGGGCTTCTCCTGCGCGACCTTCGCCGTATCGACCCGGACCTCCGCCGCGAAGTACCGGACCGGATCAAGGGAACCGCGTCCGCCCAGGGCCTCCTCGCCGACGTCCGCGCCCGCCAACCTATCCAACCGACGACCGGCTGGAACATCGGCCCATCCCGTAAGACGTCCCCCGGCCGGCTGAACTGGTCGATCGGACGAATCCGCCAGCAGATCACCCTCGGCTTCCGCGGTACCCGCCCTCGAGGCGCCCCCGTGAACTCGTGGCCGGTGCTCCGCGTCCAGTCCAGGAACGCCGCCCAGAACGTCTTCGAGCTCGCCGGCGCGAAGGGCGACTACAAGAAGCCGATCCAGCGCGGCCAGGCCCTCGGCCAATACCTGAAGGCCTACTACGGGAAAGGCGGCTCGAGGACCATCTGGCCGGCCGTCGAACGCTGGGCCGGACGAATCGAGGACGACATCGAGGAGATCTTCCAGGACTACGCCGACCGCCTGAACCGTAGGAGGGCCGCCTGATGGCCGTTATCGCGCCGATCGTCTCCACGTTCGACAACGCCGGCGTCCGGAAGGCTACGAAGGCGTTCGACAAGCTCCAGGGGGCCGCTAAAGCGTCCTTCGGGAAGATCGCCGGCGCCGCGAAGGTCGCCGCTACCGCGGTCGCCGGGATCGGCGTCGTCGGCGTCGCGGGCGCCCTAAAGGCGATCGACGCCGCCTCAGACCTCGAGGAAGCGATCTCGAAGGCCGGCGTCCTCTTCGGAGACGGCGCCGACGAGATCGAACGGTTCGCCGAGGGGGCCGCGAAGGCGCTCGGCCAGTCGAAGCAGGAAGCGATCGACGCCGCCGCGACGTTCGCGATCTTCGGGAAGTCCGCCGGCCTCGCCGGAGATGACCTCGTCGGCTTCTCGACGGACTTCGTCGAGCTCGCCTCCGACCTCGCAAGCTTCAACAATACGAGCCCGGAGGACGCGGTTCAGGCGATCGGCGCCGCGCTCCGCGGCGAGTCCGAACCGCTCCGCCGTTACGGCGTCCTCCTGAACGACGCGACCCTGAAGGCCGAAGCCCTCGCGCTCGGTATCTACGACGGCGAAGGCGCGCTGACAGCCCAGCAGAAGGTCCTAGCCGCCGAACAGGCCATCTACAAGCAGACCGCGGACGCCCAGGGCGACTTCGCCCGGACCTCCGACGGCCTCGCGAATAAGCAACGGATCCTGCGCGCCCAGCTCGCGAACGTCACTACCGAGATCGGCTCGAAGCTTCTCCCGATCGCCCTCCAGCTCGCGAACTTCTTCGCCGAGCGTGTCATCCCCGTTATCGAGGGCCTCTCCGCCGCGTTCTCCGAGGGCGGCCTCGGCGGCGCCCTCCGCTACGTCCGCGACCTCTTCCTCGACAACGTCGGCCCCGCCACCGAAGCCGCGACCGGCCTCTTCCAGAAGCTGATCGACTTCCTCCGCGATACCGCTCTCCCATTCATCCTCGAGCAACTCGGACGGCTCGGCCAGGCCCTCGTCGACTGGATCGGCCCGAGGATCGAGCCGGCCCTCCGCCAGCTCCTCGAATGGCTTCAGGAGCTCGGCCGGTTCCTTCTCGACACCGGCCTACCGTGGCTCGTCGACAAGCTCCAGGAACTCGGCCAAGCGCTCGTCGACTGGATCGGCCCCCGGATCCGTCCCGCCTTGTCCGCGCTCGGCGATCTCATCGCCCGGCTTGCGAACTGGATCCTCGACGAAGGCCTCCCAATGCTCGTCGACAAGCTGATCGAGCTCGGCGACGCCCTCGTCGAATGGATCAAGCCGAGAATCGTTCCGGCCCTCGAGGCGCTCGGAGAGTTCCTCGTCGCGATCCTCGACTGGCTTCTCAAGACCGCGCTCCCGAAGATCGCCGAGCAGGCCTACCGGCTCGGCGCCGCCCTGCTCTCCTGGCTGATCGACCTCGCACCGAAGGCGATCGAGGGCCTCGTCCGGTTCCTTGTCGCGCTTGGCGACTGGATCGTGACCGAAGCGATCCCGACCGTCCTCGGCTGGGGCCGCGACCTCGGCGCGAAGATGATCTCGGGGATCGTCGACGGAATCAAGGCCGCCGCCTCGAAGGTCGGCGACGCCCTGAAGTCGATCCCCGGCGTCTCGGCCGCCGGGAAGTTTATCGGCGCGATCACCCCGTTCGCCGACGGCGGAATCGTGACCGGCCCGACCCTCGGACTCGTCGGCGAAGCCGGCCCCGAAGCCGTGATACCGCTCGACCGGCTCGGCCGGCTCGGTGGCGGCCCGACGATCAACGTCACCGTGAACGGCGCCGTCGACCCGGTCGCTACCGCGAAGCAGATCCGCCAGATTCTCCAGCGGGACCAGTCCCGCCTCGGCCTCGCCTCCGCCGTCTAATGGATACCGGGGTCCTTGTCACGATCGCCGGCACGGACTATTCGAGCTCGGTCCTGAACTCGGTCCGGCTCCGCGTGGGCCGTGACAACGTCGACGCCCTAATCGAACCGCACGCCGCCGCCGTCCAGCTCCTCCACCGCGACGTCCCCTCCGTGGACCCGAACGGCTTCGAGATCGGCCAGACAGTCACGATTACCGTCGACAAGCAGGCGACCGCCGGAACCCACACCCTCTTCGTCGGCCAGATCACGGACCTCGTCGTGAACCGTGACGCCCTCGAGATCGTGGCCGTGTCCGCGCCGATCGTCGACCTCGCCCGCCAACAGATCACCACCGCCGGGACGACCGGAACCGTCCTCGAAGCGTTCGACACGCTCTACGGCCTTATCTCGTCCCCGTCTTACGAACCCGCGGGCGGCTTCTTCGCGCTCGGCGCCGGCCAGACCGTCACGGTCCCCGCCGGTACATACACGGCCTCGGACGTGCTCCAGACCGTCGCCGGCTCGGCGATCGAAGGTCTACTGAACCAGGACGCCGGCCAGACCGTATTCTTCACGACCGCCGAGGACCGCCGAACCTACGTCTCCGACCTCGAGCTCGAGGGCGACGAAGTCCTGATCGACTGGGAAGTGACCCGCCGCCGTTCCCAGCTCGTAAACCGCGTCGACGTCGACTACTCCAGCGGTAGCGAGACCGCGAGCGACGCGACCTCGATCTCGAACTTCGGGATCCTCACGAAGCAGATCTCGACGTTCCTCGACGCTTCCGCGGACGCCCAGGACTACGCGGACTTCGAGCTCGCCCGCGCGACACTCCCCGCGTTCTACCTCGACCGGGTCACCGTCCCCGCCCACACACTCCCGGCCGCCGACTTCGACGTTCTCGTCGTCGCACCGATCCGCCAGGCCGCCGTCGCGGTCGCCTGGCAAGACGTCCCCGCCGGTACCGCCTGGGACGACCTCTCCTCCTCCCAGATCTGGCAGGACTTCCAGCTCGACGACACCACCGCCGGCGCGTTCCTGCTCCGGATCCCCGAGCTCTTCCCCGACCTGCCCCGCGACTACTTCGTCGAGGGCGCGACGTACACGATCACCCGGAACACTCTCGACGTCGAGCTCTCGATCTCCGAAGCATCCCTAACCCGTCCCGTCCAGCGCTGGGTCGACGTCCCCGGCTCGATCGCGTGGCAGAATGTCGAAGCGACTCAGACCTGGGCCGATCTCAGTAAGGAACAAGTGACCGTCTAATGGGAACCACACCTACCTACTCCTGGCCGTATCCGGAACCGACCGATCCGGTAGCAAACGGCGCACAAGACATCGAAGACCTAGCCCTAGCCGTTGAGTCGACGGTATCCGGCCTAACTAACGGGAAGATCCTCCAAGTCGTCTCGACAACTAAGACGGACACCTTCTCGGCCTCGGTAGCGTCCGGTGCCACCTCAGACGTCACCGGCCTAAGCGTCACGATCACGCCGTCGTCCGCCTCGAGCACGGTCTACCTGTCCGGGATGGTGTACGGCTCCTCGAGCGGCCTGTTCTTCCTCTCAATCGACATTGACCGGAACGGGACGAACGTCATAAACGCCGACACGCCAGGGAACCGGTCCCCTGCGCTGACCGGCTGGCGGCAGTCGACGACGTCGGGCGAATATGGCATGAACGGACTCCCGGTCGCGCTTGTTGATAGTCCAGCGTCGACGTCCGCCCTGACCTACAAGGTGCGGGTCGTGAACACTTCCGCGGCCACCCGCACGATGTACGTCAACCAAACCGACGACGACACCGACATCGACGACGTCGGCCGCGCAATCTCTACGATTATCGCTATGGAGGTCTCACCGTGACCGATTACGCCGCCGTACTTACCGCCAACTATCCTGCCGCCTCCTGGTCGCTCAACGCGAACGATTACGAGACTCTCGAGTGGCACGGACCCGGCGACAAGCCAACCCAAGCCGAGCTCGACGCCGCCTGGCCGACCGTACAGCACGGGAAGCAGCTCGCCGCCGTGGAGAACGCCCGCCGAGCCGACTACGAATACACAAGCGACCCGCTGTTCTTTGAGTGGCAACGGGGCGACGGAACCGAGCAGGCATGGCTCGACGCCGTGGCCGCCGTGAAGGCCGCCCACCCGTACCCGCCGGCCCCATGAGCTCGCTAATGGGCCTTGCGATCGGCCTCGCCGTTCTCGGCCTGATCCTGACCATCCTCGACCGATAGGAGCACCCCGTGAACATCGCAAACCCCTCGAAGGCCATGATCGCGCTCGTCGCCCTGGTCTGCGTGACGATCCTTCTCGCGACTGATTCGGTCGACGAGTCGGCCGGGACCGGCCTTATCGGCATGATCGCCGGCTACGCGGTCGGGAACGGTATCGCCGCCCGCCGAGGCGACGAGGTCACCCCGATTATCGGCCGGAAGGTCGACAAGTGAGCCGGCAATACACCGGGACGAGCGAAGGCGTCGGCGCCGGGAAGCGTCCCGGCCTCGAGCACTTCGTGAGCTCGATCCAATACTCGACCGGTGGCCGCCTCTGGAATAACGGGACGTTCGGGATCCGTCAGAAGCGCGGCTCGACCTCCCGCGGTATGAGTGTCCACGCGACGGGCAGGGCCTGTGACCTCTCTCGGCGTGATATGGGCGGGAACCGTCCCGGATGCGACCGCGGCTACCTCGAGCAGATCCTCGACTGGCTGATCGCTACCGCCGACCAGTCCGGCCTCGAGCTCGTCATCGACTACGGCTACGGGAACGCCGGCCGCGGCTGGAAGTGCGACCGCGAAGCCTGGCAGACCTACCGGCCGGGCGTCCTCGGCTCCGGCGGCGGCTGGGGCGACTGGATCCACCTCGAGCTCGACCCCGAACACGCCGACCGCGAGGACTGGGTCGCCGACGTCATCGCAACGATCCCGAAGGGGACCGCGCTCCCTCAACCGGCCGAAGGCCCCCAGCCCTACCCCGGTACCCCGACCCGTCGCGCCTCCCGCGCTACCGCCCGCGTAAAGCTCATCCAAGGCGAGCTCCTGAACGCCGGCCTCGACGTCGGACCGATCGACGGCTCCTACGGACCGAAGACGGAAGCGGCCGTAAAGGCGTTCCAACATCGCGAAGGTCTCACGGTCGACGGGATCGTCGGCCCGGCCACCTGGGCCGCCCTCATGCGATAATCACACACACCGCGACACCGGCCGTGTAGGGTACGGCCGTCCCACAAGGGGCGCCCCGACCCATAGGAGGAGACATGCTCCGATTACTGGCCCTTCTAGCGACGACCGTCTACCTGGCGGCCGTGACACCGGACCCGATCCGCGATCGCCTCGAGGCGACCGAGTGGGATCTACCGCCGGCCGTCTACCAGCACCCCGAACACTCCACGACGACGATTATCGTCACACCCGAACTGGTTCGTAGCGTTCAGATCACCGCGCCGGTCATCTGGGCCGACGAACGCCGGACACCAGCACCGCCGACCACACTCCCGACCGTGTTCGAGAAGTGTCCCGGCCTCGAACCGTTCGCCGAGTTCGCCGGCTGGCCCCGCGACCGGTGGCCGCTCCTCGACCGGATCATCTGGGCCGAGTCCCGGTGCCAGAACGTCGACCGGCTCTCACCGACCGGCCGGCCGATCGACCGCGGCCTCCTCCAGATAAACCAGATCCACCGCGACACCCTCGAGGCCCTCGGGATCGACTGGGACGATCTCCTCGACCCAGCGACGAACCTGCTCGCCGGCCGGATCGTCGCCGAACGCGCCGAGAAGTGGTCCGGCTGGTGCGGCCCCTGGTACATGAGCGGACCGTGGTCATGCTGACCGTCCACCTCGAACCATACGAGTACGAACGCGCCCGCACGATCGGCCTCGAACGCGCTGAACGGTACTCGGCCTTTGGCCACCGCCAGGACTACGCCGAAGCCTGGACAAACTCGATCCGCGCCGAGGACATGGTCCCCGTCGACCTCGCAAACGTGAACGCCGCGCTCCTTGAGCTCGCCGTCGCAAAGCACCTCGGCGTCTACTGGCACGGCCACGGCGGCGCCCTCGACCGCTCCAAGCAATACCGCCGGCTCCCCGACGTCGGCGACCGCTACGAGATCCGCCACGTCCTCCGCGAAGACGCCGGCCCGAGAATCTACGAGAAGGACGTCGACTACGCCCGCCCGCACCTCGAGCTCTGGGCCGGCCATATCCGAGGCGCTTCGGCGCTCATCTTCGGCGGGATCCGTCTCGTCGACGCCTGGGAGATCTCCGAGACCTGCGGCACCTGTAAACGGTGGCCGGACTCGAGGAGAATCTGCCAGTCTCACCTAGTAATCCCCGACAGTCAAGGAAGGAATCAACAATGACCAGCCCCGACCCCTACGAGCGCTTCTTCCTGAAGCTTCTCGACGCCCTCGAGGAGTTCCTCGCGGACCCAGAACACGACCGACCGGTCGACGCCGGCGAGCTCGACGAACCGAACGCCTGGGCGACGGACGGCGCTCTCGACGAGACCCTCGGCCGGATCCTCGACTTCTACGCGAAGGGACGCGACTCATGAGCACCGAGACCGAACGCGAACCCATCGACAGCGACTGCTGGCCGCGCGAGATGGAGGAACTCTTCGACGCGGTCTCTAACTACTGGTCTGTCGTTCACAAGATCACCGATCAGAAGTACGACATGGAGATCCACCTAAGCGGATTCGGCGAGCACCCGACCATCATCGCCGCCGTCTTCGAGACCGAGGAGGCCGACCGATGAGCGGGATCCCAGCTGGCTACGTCACCGTAAACGAACGCCTGAAGGCCGCCCTCGAGCGGTACCCGGACCTCCGCGTCGTCGAGCACCCGTTCCTCGTCCAGGAGATCGCCGGCACGACCTACCTCTGGTGCGCCGTGAGCGTGTACCCGTCGCCCGAGCACCAGCCGACCACCGGCTCGGTCCTCGAGCCGATCCGACCCGACCGCCACCCGCTAAAGCACTCGGAGCTCATGACCGGATACACGAGCGGGCTCGGACGCGCGTTGGGCTACCTCGGATTCGGGATCGAGGCCGGCATCGCGACCTCGGACGAGATCCACGCCCGCCAACCCGCCCAACTCGGCGAACGCGCCGTAAGACCCGCCCAAAAGGCCGCAGAAGCCGCCGAACGGCTCTCCGCGGTACAACGGGACCGGGAGAACACCGAAGCGCTCCTCGAGGCCTTCGAGGGCGCCTCCATCGTCGAGCCGGCTCTCACGACCCGCCGGAAGGGACCGACCGAGAAGATGGCCGGCTTCTACCGGAAGCTCTGCGCCGAACGGGGCCTCGACGAGGACCCGGCCGCCCTCGAGGACTTCGACGTCTGTAAGGCCGAGATCGACCGGCTGAAGGAGGTCCCGCGCCCGTGATCGTCCGAGCCCCGAGATACGACCGCTTCACGGTCCTACCGAACCAGGCGCTCCGCGACGACCGCCTGAGCTGGAAGGCCCGCGGCCTGCTTGCGTTCCTCCTCTCCCAGACCGAAGGATGGCGAGTCTCCTCCGCCACCCTCGCGAAGCAGGCCCCCGACGGAATCCACGCGATACGCGCCGGCCTACGCGAGCTCGAGGACCACGGCTACCTCGTCCGCCAGAAGTACCAAGACCACGCCGGCCGGTGGAGAACCGACTCGATCATCTACGACCTCCCGCCTGGGGAATACGCTGTGGAACAAGTGGGGATAACTCGAGCGACCGGAGTCAGGTTATCCGACCTCGGAGAACCTGACCCTCTTAGTAATACTCACCAAGTAATACTCAGTGAAGAGAACCGGAGACATACTCACATCCTCGAGGACAGTATCCCCAGCCTCTGCGCGGACTGTCACGGCGCCCGCTACATGGCCTCCCCAGTAGACCCGAGCGACGTCGAACCCTGCCCCAGGTGCCATAGCGCCCCCCGGCCATGACCCGCCCCACCCGGAAGGACGCCACCTACCAACGGAACCGGAAGACGCTCCTCGCAAACGCTCCAAACTGCTACTGGTGCCACCGAGCGCCGGCCACCACCGCCGACCACTACCCCGTCGAGCTCGACCAAGCAGAAGAAGCCGGCCTGGGGCAGGCGGTACACGCGCTCGAGAAT